CCGCTTCCCGGAACAGCTCCGGTTCTTCCGGAGTTCCCGGTACTTCCGGACGGGGACGGGATTTTACACGCATTGAGATTTTATACTCTGTTTTTCCAGCTGATTCATCTGTCAAAAATACCCATGCGTAGATGTCGTAATCATTTGCTGTCCTATTGTTCTCCAGCATGGAGTCCGGAATCATGACTTCTGTTACTCCGTCCCTTGTGGTTCCAATCCTGGTGATTGCATCACCGCCTCTTTCCTGCAGAGCAAAATGAATCTCCACTGCCATCGGGAGCTGCAAGTTCTGGATCCGGAGAACCTGGCCATAATCGTACTGATCCAATCCATAAACCTTCGCCGTCTTGGATGGTGGCTCATAAACAGCTGTCACTATCTTAAAATCTCTCACGCCACCACACTCCCCTCTACGGCATAGGCCATGTTAATCACCAGCATGGTTGCTGCTGAATTTTGCCCATACAACCACAGGAATCCGTCGGATATCCGAAAAACCGTAGGTGTCGCATTTACCCAACCGGGTTCACAAACAAGACCTGTTCCAAAGACCTGTCCTGTCGGCCTGTATCCTTCCGGAATCGTGCCAGCAGTCCACCACGTTCCTGCATTGGCTCCGATAGCACCGTTGTTCATCTGCACTGATAAAGTTACTATTCCATTTGCGCTTTTCTCAATCACGTTTACATCGCAGGAAAATTCTGTCATAAGTTCCGACGCGCTTATCGCTCTAAACTTATTTATTTTTTCATCCAGCTCCCGATCCGCTTCTTTTCTCTCCTTAGCTTCAGCCTCGTCTGCTGATTTTCGTTTCCCACTTTCTTTTCCAATCGCTGCTAACAGTTGTTCCACAAGCGTCTGTTGATTTTCTTCCTGTTCGTCTGGAAATTTCATTTTGCTTTTACATTTCACAGTTTCTTGAAAAGTGATCAATCGCTTCGCTTCAGAAATAATTCTTATTTGCACTGTATTTCTTCCCGGGACAAAAAAAGACGCTGCCGGAGTGATAGAAATTTTGTTTCCATCCACATCTGCCAGCGTTTTATTTGGTTCATCCATACCGGGTCCAATGCTATATACCACTGCAGCCGCTGTTACCGGAATATCGAAATCTCGCACGTAAAAATCAAGCGTTACAGCGTCTGTCCCTTCTGCTATCTCGATAGGAGTCTTTAATACATCTTTGAGGACATATACATCTCTTTGAATCGTCATTTTTTCCTTCCTTTCAAAATCATGCAGGGATCCATCTCACTATTCTGACTGATGATGTTATAATCTCACTGCCACTACTTCCCGGTAACCGCAGCACGTAACTCCAGGGAAAATTATAATAGTTTGTACACCAAATTTCTTTCCCGGTCTGATCTCCAGTTTGTCCTCCGGTTATACCGCCATTCTCATTGTGGCTAGCCTGTACGACTTGCCCGTTGCCAATGCTCATCGCCGTATGGCTTCCCGGCTTCAGAAGCACATCGCCTCTTTTAAGTCCTGCACCACTCGTCAGATTCACCTGGCTTGTTATATCGTGGAAACCACTTTCCAGGAATGCGTTATACATGCTGTTTGTATTCCATGCACCTGCATCCTTTACTTTTACTCCCGCCTGCTGCCAGGCCGTAATAAGTAACGAAGAACAATCGTAATCTGGTCCCCAACGATTCCCCTGATCATATCCATGACTGTCATCATTCGCAATCGCAACCGCCCACTTCACCGCTGCTTCAATTGCGCGTGTGTTCACATCATACTTTTCCAGGAAAGTGTACCAGGATGCCGCCTGACTCTTTCTCTCAGATTCCTTTTCAACACCGGCGCGTTCGAAATTCTTCAAAAACGCACTGGCCAGATACTCTGCAGTCTCTGTGCTTTTCTTAAAACCTGACCAGGACATGTTATAAGCAGATGTCTTAATCCACTGCCCTTTTGTTTCCGACAGTTCATCAATCCATTTCAGCTGTCCTGTCGGATTTGTGATTGAATAACCATTAGCTGTCGCCCAGCTAGTATATTTTGTTGCCGGGGTCCACTGCACCAGCCCAAATCCTCCAGAATAATTGTGCTCTTTCAGACTCTGCCACAGTCCCGGATTGATATTCGACTCTGTCTGCATGTTTCCGAGGATTCCTGCAATAGCGTTCCTTGTCCATCCTCTTCCTGCAAAAAAAGAATAAACTTCCCATGCATTCCCTTCCATTTCACTTTGTGTTAAATATCTGTTTCCTATTGTCCAGCTCATCAGAAACTGCCCTCCGAAGTATTTCCACCTATTAGAAATCCATTTTTAAATTCCAGATATGTTCCATCTGAAAATACTGCCTTTCCGGAACTTCCTGCAATTCCATCCGGTCCAACCAAGTCTGTATCAAAATAAATTGCATTGTTAAAAATTCTCATCAGGGTATGTGATCCGTTTGCATCGTTTACTGTTCCACCAGATCGAATAGCCAATGCATCTCCAGATCGTTCGATAAACATTGGATTGCTCTGATCTTTTGGTGAAAACATAATCGTTCCTGCTTCAATCTGTGTCCTTCTATTCCAGCCATCACCCGGAGATTCGCAGACGTAACGTCCTATCGCATACACGCCATCCTTATCAAGGCGTACGACTTCCTTTCCATTTTCATTCAAAACCCTGGCTATTCCATTTCCATTATTCACTCCACCCAGGACAAGCGTTCCGCCTTTGATCCTGTCGGCCAGCATCGTTCCGGCCACGATGAAATCGGCAAGAAATCCGGCACCGGTTCCAAATGTTTTCCAATCCCAATCTGTTCCATTTGCTGTCCGCTTGGAAGCAATTTCAAATCCCATTGTACCCAGGCACATTGCGCCAAATGTAGGCGATGTCGGATCCAAATCCTCAAACAGCATCGCCCGGATATCCTGTTTCTGTGCCACCTCACGCATTGCATGGAATTGCGCTTTTGCCGCATTCAGAATTCCCTGCACCTGTGATCCAATGACACTTCCATCTGAACGGATTGCACTCTGGATGCGATTGTTCAAACTCATCTGGTTGGAAATATAGTCAAACTGATAATCCCCCAGCGTCACACTGGAAATCTCATTTTTTACTGCATCCCACTCCAATTCAATCGCTCTGGCATCTGTTACGATATCAAGTTTACTGTTTCGACAATGAACTGTATCACCCAGAGAAACGGTCACCAAATCTTTCACATCTGCATATAGTTCCGTATTTTCAACTGCGACCATATCCACCTTGATAGACACCGCAGGCTTGTCTATCCCATCTTTCCACTGCTCCTGACATTTATTCTTCAATGCCCCTTCCAACTGTGCCTGTGTTTCACAGATGATAATTCCATTTTCCTCATCATCCTCACTGGCATCCGCTTTCATTTTCACATCTTCGAAGGTCATTACCTGAAATTTGATGGTCGGATATCTGTCAATCAACGGAGAATCCACCCACGGTGCATCCCCTTCCATCTGATATCCGTTATAAGCCTTTGGAACGATTCTCGTCACCACAGACCTCATATCTACCTCTTCAGAGATTCCATTTTTTGCAATATTTTTTCCATAGAGGATTTCTACCCCTTTGTCACTTCCTGCCTCCTGATCGATGATTACCTTGTAGTTGTCGTACACTACTTCACCGCCCCACCGTTTCAGGAACGCATTGTCGTCATCTCCGCATATTGCTTCAATCAGATTTTTATTCTGATAATAGGCCGTAGATGTTTTGGTGATATTAGATACTGCCGTATATTTACTGTTTGGAACAGTCATCAGATCAAGGGCCTGCTGCCCGGTCTTATCCGTTGGCCGGATATCCAGCAGAAAGCAGTCATCCGCTGCATCCAGAAAAATTGGTTGCAGATCTGCAGATATTCCGGAATCGCTCTTTTCTTTGTGTGTGATCCGAAACAACTGCTCTCCGTTGAATGATGGCATTTTCACTACCGCGTTATCTACGATATATTTCCATCTGCCTTCCTCATCCAGTGGATGCTCCATAGTCACTTCCCATGTCCCGTTTAAGATTGGATGCACTATGGCAGATGATGGAAATAACGTCATGTCTCCATTTTTTTCATAGTCCGTATTATCCGGATTGTAAATCTGAATCATAAGCACCTCCAGTTCGGGATCACGGCCAGCTCCCCACCGACACATTCAATCTGGTTCTGTCCTGGTTTCAGATAAAGATCTTCGTAATTTCCGGAAACTTTGGTATTATTCAAAGTTCCATCTGATCGGTACGCAATCATCCGGTCTGTATCAATGAGTAGATTCTGGCCAACATTTGCTGTCATTGCTTTTCCATTGATCTTCAGCGTACACATTCCTTCTGCGGTAATTTTGTATACTGGATGACATTCAAGATATGGATTCCATTCCACATCATGGCTGGAATATTCCATCTGACCAGATAAGAGATATTGCAGTCCATCCAACGTATTGAAATTTGCAGTAAAATTTCCGATCCGTTCTGTCGTTCGTTCATTGTCTCCTAATGAAACGTAGCTTATTTTATAAAAATATTCACTATCATCCGAAATCCTAAGTCTTGTATTTCTAGCTGACAGCCATTGTTTAGCCAGCCGCCAGCGATCATTCCAACGATCTTCCGGACCAATATAATTAAAGGCGATCGGGATCACCGTTGCCTTATATGTTCCATCAAATGTGTATGTCGTTCCATCTCTGCCTGCCAGATTGATTTCTTCCATGTTTGGTTCTGCTACCGGGACTGTAATCAAGTCCCTGGCAAAAATCTGCAGCGTGGATCCACGCACGCTATTAAATTCAATATCCTGCATTTACATCCCCCTCGCTGCCTGTGCTGTCAGCATTTTATCTGACATCTTTTTCAATACCAATTCTGACAAAGCTGTAAGTGTCTTTTTATCGCCAATATAGATGTTATTCTCAGCTGTTAATTTCAGTGTCTGGATTGCATCTGCAATCAATGCAACCAGCATTTCATTATTCGCCTGATTTTCTTCCCGGATATAACTTTTCAACAGATCAATCGGCAATACTGCCTCTTTTCCGGCTTCTCCACCGCCCATAAGACTTCCGCCATTGTTCCCGAAAATTGTAGGATGGTTCAGAATTCCTCCATTTGCATACCAGTCCACAGAAATTGATGGAAATTTCAATGGCGACCAGCTGAATTCACCCGATGCCTTAAAATGTGGTAATTTTATTTTCGGTAATTTCCACTCAAAATCAAAGAATCCCTTGATTTCCGTAACTGCGCCTTTAAGGAAAGCTTTAACTCCATTAAAAATTTTGTTTACCCCATCCCTGAACCATTCACATTTATTGTACAGTGTTACAAAAATTGCTATCAGCGCCGTCACTGCCAAAATTACTGCTCCCACCGGATTTGCCGCAAGTACCGCACTAAATCCGGAAAAAGCTGTTCCGGCTCCGGAAATCATTGGTGCAATCTTTGCTCCGATGGAAATCAATGACGCGATTCCACCAGCTACTTTTCCAACGATACTAAATACCGGTCCCAGGGCCGCTACCAGCAAAACGCATTTCACAATCATTTCCTGTGTTTCCGGTGATAACGAATTCCATCCATCAATGAGATTCTGAAGGATTGGTGTAACCATCCCCAAGCAATCTGCCAAGACTGGCCCAAGCGTATTGCCAAGATTATATCCCGCATCTTGTAACTGGTTTAATGTAAGTTTAAACCGATCCGCCGGATCTAACGTGGCGGTAAATGTATCATCCACACTTCCGAGATTGTCGTTTAATGATTTGCCTAACTCTTCAAAGTTCAACTTTCCATCCTGGCAGAACTGAGCCAATGCTGGGCCTGCTTTTGATCCAAACAAATCTATCGCCGCACTGTATGCATCTGTTGAATTATTTGCATTCGTCATCGTTTTCTGCAGATCAGAAAGAGCCTGTTTCATGGACTTTCCTTCTCCAGATGCATTTACAAGCGCTTTCTTCAAGCCAGCCATAACCGTGCTTGTATCTACTCCGGATGTCTCGCATTGTCCTAAAAATGCTGCTGCATCAGCAGCTGACATTCCAAGTTCCTTCAGTGATGCCGCATTAGACACCATTACAGAAGTCAGTGTATCCATTGAGATTCCCGTATCCTGTCCGACTTTATTCATTGTATCGAGCAATGCACCTGCATCTTCCGCTTTCAGATTGAAGGCCTCCAACACTTTCTGAGTGCTATCGATAGACGAGGAAACGTCCGTATCATTCAGCTGAGAAAATTTAACAAATTTCTCTGATAAGTCTTCCAATTCCTGGCCTGTCAGGTGAAATCTTGTATTTACCTCTCCGACAGCAGCTCCAGCCGTTTCAAAGTCTGTCGGAATACTTTTTGCTATATTTCTTGCCGAATCCTGCATTTCAGTAAGCGCATCACCGGTTGCTCCGGTCTTTTCAACGATAATATCCATCCCGGCATCTACTTTTTCCCATGCCGCCATGATTCCAGCCGCCGCTCCAGCTATTGGTACGGTCACATTTTTTGTCAGGCTGCTTCCGATTTTGCTTGTCGTATCACTGAATTTCTGGACCTTTTTCGAATAATCTTCCAGTGTTGCGGCTCCACTCTCCAGCTTTTTGTTGACATCCTCAAGTCCACTTTTGTAATTATTTAATGCCGCTTTTGCATTATCTAACTGCTGCCGTGTTTTTGAGATAGCGGCCTCGTCCCTGTTTTCTGCGCTTTCCTGTTCTTTCAGGATTTCAGTGAGTCGTTCAACCTTCGCTGTGTAAGTTTCGGTCTGATTCTGCAGATATTCCTGTGTTGCTCTCAATTTCTCGGCTGAAGTCGTGCTTTTATCCCATTCAGACTTTGCCAGCTTGAATGCCGCCCTGTTTTCATTTACGGCATTATTCACATCCGACAACGATTTTCGGAAATCCACCGTACCATCCGCTTTGAAGGTAAGACCTACGGTTTTTAATCCATTATCCAATCCTTACACCTCCCTTCTGGCTCTCTAACTCCAAAAATATTTCCAGACATTCATTAAAAAAAATGGGATCTGAGTGCATAAATTCATCTTCACTCATACCCATTTTTCTAGCCATAACCATATATTCAGCCCAGTTTATTTCTACTTCCTCTGTGCTTTCTTGGGATAATAATGTTTGGTCTGTTCTTTTTTTTTATATTTTTCAACTTTTTTTCCAAACTCATCAAACAAGATCCGGATCTCTTCCGGATCCATTGGAGCAAGCAGCATTGCTTCCTCTTCATCAACCTTCATGCCATTTGATCTCAAAATGATATGAATGAGCTTTGCTGCAGCCTCAATGTTTTCATCATCTGTTAATTTGGCTTTTCCTTTTCCACCTTTGGAAGTAAGAAGTTTTCCCAACCCACTTTTCTGGATCATATAAAGTGTCAGAAAATTTACCTTCACTTCCAGCTTTGTTCCATCATTAAGCGTGATAAGCCTTTCGTTCATGCCCTTTCACTCCCTTTTATGTCAATGCTGCCGCCAGATCCTCTTTTGTCAGAATTGGTTTTGCGAAAAACTTGTCTTCTGTCATGCCCTCTGGTGCAGATGATTCCGTGATCTTGGCCACAATATTTCCTGCATCATCAAACGGATATGCTTTAATTTTAATCGTATCCGTCTGCTCACTGGTTTTATCTTCGGATGTGGAAATATCGTCTGAATTTTCCGTAAGTTTACATTTTGGATACCATTCGTACCGATAGCCGCCATGTCTCAGCTTTACTACTTTTCCATAAGCGAAAAATGGTCTCTGGCTATTCGAACCAGACAAAATAAGACCACCGGCATCTACGCTGTCCCCTTTCATCTTTGCCAAAGTATCCTCCGGGAATGCAATTACCTCTGTCTCGATATCAATACTTTTGGTTGGAGTATCTGAATCATACACTTTTCCGGATGCATATGAATCTCCCGTATCAGCGTTCACGGTAACCTTAACTGTTTTCACGACTTCGGTTTTCTCAACATCCGTTTCATAAGTTCCATCGAATTCGCCCTCTTCTGTTTCTTTTGCAAAACAGATGTACTGCGCACCCACAGTTTCTTTCATCGGCGGTCTTTTTGTTTTGATTGCCATCTGCATTCCTCCTCATTTCAAAATATCTGCTCTATCATTTTTTTATAATATTTGTCTTTGTCTTGATTAAACGTAGGCTTCAAATGAGCCTGTTTTGCCATTTTTTTTGTACCCTTTTCCAGCATTGGGCCATAATATTTGCCCCAGCCAACCTTTATCACTCCGTCTTTTCGTTCCAAAGCAAACGAATCAACCAGGTGCGTATATCCCGGTTTATTGATCTTGCTTCGTGGCCTTGGCAATTTAAGCAAATCGTCTTTAAATTCCTGCGCTCCACTCTCTACCGCATCCAATGCTTTTTCATCGCTTATTGAATATTTCTCCAATAATTCCGAAAAAGCGTCATATCCCGTATCCTCGACTTCAATTGACTGGCTCATATTTTCTCTCCATCCGTCTCAAGTGAAAAATAAGAGTGCCAGATCCTGTCCTCTGTATTAAATTCGTGAATAATCATCGGATGCAGCCCCATTGCCCGAAGTGTTTCTCTCAGGTTTATCAATGCCGGATGTCTTGGAATTTTTGCATAAAAGCTGATCTGCCAGGTAACCTTCTCGGAATAATCTGATCCGGATGCCATCACGTCCTCCCAGGCAATCTCCCAATAATCGATACGTGGAAATGTCTTTTCATTCTTCAGACTGGATACCCCTTCGTTTACTGGACAGCCAGTGTCATGCAAAAGTTTACTTAACTGTTCCTTTGTCATCGATTACCTCTCTTTCCTGTGCTGCTGTTTTTAACGTCAGTTCCGTTTCCGGAAAACCATCTTTACTGGTCACATGCGCCGCATTGTACACCTCATGCTGCACACCATCGATCACACAAACGCTTTTGCTGTTGATTCCTTTGTACCTCGGAATACTGATCTTCATTGTCACTTCGATGCTGTCTGCTGACAACTTCGCCCGTGTCGTGTCATATACCGACAATTCCCGGTACCAGATACGCATTCCCGTATTTCTCAGATGTTCCAGTGGATAATCCTCACTGGTATCCTCTTCAATCTGATACAGATCCAATACACCATCTGTATATTCAGGCATAGTTTTCATCTGACGGCACCTCCGTTTCCATCTGCCAGGTCAGGATCACGCTTGCATAGTTCTCCATAAACTCATTAACCCGGTGGTGATATGCATAATACATATAATTTTTTAATAACATCCGATATACCAGATCTTTTGTGATGCTGCAGCCGGGATTTAATCCCCCGACTGCGCACTCACCCTCTTTTGCAAGATTATTTAACTGGTCATCAGAATAATATGGCGGGATCTGGAACTCTTCCCGCATATCTGCCACAAGTTCCATCAGTTCTGTTTCTGTCATAGTCCCGCCTTTCTACTACTGCGCCTGCTGCACGATTGTTGCCTGTGTAACCGGAAGTACATACTCTTCCAGTTTGGTTACATCGAATACTACAGCCACGTTATCATCTACTGCACGGCCGTTTGCATAGCAAGTAGCAATGATCAGGTCGGCATTCTCCATGGCCTTTGTCTGATCATATTCATTCACGCGTACACCAGTAGCGCCCATGGTGTAATGTCCTTCGATTGTAAAGGCTGCTTTTCCCTGCGGACAATTTGCATCCACGATTTTCTCGATCTCGATGAAGGATTTATTGACATATCCTCCAGTCAAAGCCTCACCGTACATACACGGATCTACATATTCTGCCTCATCTGCCGGATTGCAGATCAGATACAGCTTAGGAACCACACGTTTTCCGTTGTTTGTAAGTGTTTTTCTTACCGGTGCCAGTCCTTTCGGGCTGAATTTTGTGATATTAGTTACCACTGTTTTGGCTTTCTGTGTACCATCATTGTTTGTAGCTCCAATCTGGCGGAAGATACCGATTGGTCCTGTTTTTCCATCTCCATCGAGATATCCTTTTACCAGTCCGTCCTGCATTGCTTCTGACAGGATTACCATAAAATAACGATCCACGAATTCCAGAGACAATTCACGTATTGCTTTCGGAATTACCAGATATGCAGACAGCATATGCAGTTCAATATTCAGTGCGGAAATCTCTGCAGACAGTTCACCTTTGATATCGTCTGTTAAGGCTCCCCATACCGCTACACCGGAATGAGATGCCACGATCCATTTCTTTACATTGGCCGGAGCCATATTTACCAGTTTCAAAATCGGTGATGCGGTTTTTACATCATCCAGTGTACGATCAATGATCTCTGTCGGGATGATATCGATCTGATTTGCGGTCAGCGACTGCTTGATATCCTTGAATCCCTCATAGAATTTCTTTTCCTCCTGTGACAGAGTTCTAAGTCCAAGCTGCTTTTTAAACTCAGCATCATGACTTGCTCTCTCCGCTTCCGCAACCACCTGATTGATCAGATGCGCATGAGTTGCCTCCTGAATCATTTCGATTGACTGCATGATTGCTTCTGCTTTCTGATCTACCGGAGCATCATTTAAAAGCTGTCGCACTTTATCTTTCACTTCCTGACTTAAATCTTCAATTCTCATCCTTGTCCTCCTTAATCAAAAAATGCACCCCAACTGGTGCTTTTCTTTTCTTTCTGCTGCCATTTTTCCTGCATCAACGGCATTAATTTTTCTACTACTTTTCCTGCAATCTCATCTGTATCGATCTTTCTCCCCTTCTCTGCTCCCGCTATTTGCGCCGGCGCAATTTCCGGTTTCAGTAATGTTTCCCGTATATTCCCAAACACGGACTGACTTACACCACGTTCATCCTCTATTTCTGTTTTGGTAGCGAATCCGTATTCTACCGCTTCCTTGGCTGTAATCCAGGTTTCATTGTTCATAAGTTCTTTGATCTCATCCTCTGAAATTGTTGCCTTGCTCTTGTACGCATTCACAGATGCCTGGGTGATCTTTTCCAGATCATCCGCCTGTTTTCTGAGTGCATTGGAATCTCCCTGTACAAATGTCCATGCGTTATGGATCATCAGTAGCGATGCCTCTTTGATGATTCTCTCATCTCCGGCCATGAACACCACAGATGCCGCAGAACACGCAAAACCGTCACAGATTGTAGTGACTTTCATTTTGCTGTCTTTCAACGCATTGTAAATGGCCAGACCTTCTTTGACTTCCCCGCCGTAGCTGTTGATATGGACCTTGATATGTTCAACATCCATGTCCTGAAGCTGTTTCACCAGTCCATATGCCGAAACACCATCTTCATACCACGGATAGGATGTAATATCACCAAAAATATACAGTTCTGCACTCTTATCTGCATCATTCGTTTCCAGCATGTAATATCTTTTCATCCTACTCTCCTTTCTTCGTTTTACTGTTTAACGGACAGCTCCGAGATATGGGATCACCGCCTTTCTGCTAATCAGCATCCGGATCTTTTGGTTCTTCACTTACTTTTCCCTCCTCTCCGTAATTTTTTGTCAGTGCTCTGGCCTGACTGAATTCTGTATTTAAAAGTGGATAGCCTACCATTCCCCGGATTTCATCGTAAGAGAATCCGATTCCGCGCAGTTTATCCAGATTTACAGCACTATCTACTACATCCACATGTTTGAACCGTGCCAGCCACACGAGGACACGTTCATTTTTACTGCAGTAATCATCCATTCCCACCATATAAGCTGTCAGTGTATCATTGATCACCTCTGCCACCGGTCCAACCGCATATGTGATAAATTCATTTGTTGCATCGGATTTCTCCGTGATATTGCCATTAAACACTGCTTCCGGAATATCAAAAGCGTTGGCCACCTCATTATTGATGGTCAACGCTACCTTTGCCAGTTCTTCAGCCTTTGCATTGGACTGGATCTGCAGATTCTCCAGTGAAACCCCATTTTGCTCTGTCAGTACGGACAATTCATCGGATTCCAGTAAAGTTTTAATTTTTGCAACATACTGCTCTTTGGTTGTTTTTCTGATAGATCCGTCTGCATTCCTTTCTGCAAATACACCATTCGAATCCATTTTCAATTTGAACTTCGGCTGACTGGAAATCCGTATCATGGAATTTATTGCATCTAGTGTTTTGTCGTATTGAATAACCACATTCTGCAGTAGCAGCCGGATTTTTGCATTGTCGTACCGCAAATGAATTACCTGCGATGACAGAAATGTTTTGTATAGCGAATACTGCTTTCCCGCACAGTTCAACGTAATATTTGTGTATAACCGTTCAATCAGTACGCTGTCTGATGTCTGCCAGGCTGACGCACGATAAAATTTTCCATTCAACGGGATAATTACCGCTTCCTGTTCCGTAAGTAAATGTCTTACCACTTCTTTCCAGAATACCGTGCCACACTCATGATCATTCGGCTGGACATTCAACCGGTACTCCCATTTTCGTTTTTCTGAACTGTCTGTCTGAATCAGAATGTCTGATTTCGCAATGGCTTTTGCAATCATGGAAACTGCCTTTTCAATCGCCAGCTTCGATAAGTTCAGCTTCGCCACATCGATCATGATCACATCCAGCAGGGATTGGATTTCTTTCTCTCGGTTTTTAAACAAAAAATCGAACATGTTCTCCTCCTAAACATAAATATATGTGACCTCCAGCTCGTCCTTACAGAACATAGCCACATCAAAAGCCATGAATCCGTCATTTTTTCTGAGCTTCGGCTCTATTTTTCCAAAAGTTTTATTTCCGTATTTGTCCTCGATAACGCATGTGTTATTTGTGTACCAACGCATGATGGCTGATAATCCATAATTAATCATCCCCTGGCTAAATTGTGCCTGTATGAACGGTGCAATGATACCTGTTGCCGACGTTATCTTTCTGATCAACCGGACGATGCCATTCGGATTCTTTTTATCCTCAATCGTAAGTCCTCTTTCTTCAAAGGCCTGTTTAAACAATGTATAACGATAAGTATCCATTGCTATTTTCTTTACCTCATATTCTCCAAATCTACTCATACACCAATCTGCAATCAGATTTACATCTATCACAGGTCCCGGCACAATCTCAAAATCGGCAAATTCCTGCTGCCCTGCATTTTTCAGCGGAAATTTAATGGAATCTAAAAAAGGTGAATCAGCACATATCCATGTATGCTGTCGCCAAATATATTCCCCATCATCCGTTTTGGTCAGAATTCCTGCGGATGCAAAATCTCTTACGTCCGCATAATCAAGGCCGATCACTGCCGGCTGCCACCGGGTATCTGGCGTTTTCCTTGGAACTTTTCGTTCCAGTTCCTCCATGGTTGTTCCTTCGTAACAGGCGCGCAGCACATTCTGCCAGGTCGTGACCGTTTCCTCTTCCTTTCTGGCGGACCGGTTCATTCGCTTTGTGATAAACTCCGGACGTTTGGATGGAATCTTTTTCATTTCCAGATAATCATGCATGATCCTGTCGGCCAGAATCGGCATATACTCCATAGATGGGTTGGCTTTATGCCACGCTTCCGGATCATCCACCTCTTTCATGTCATCGATCTCACAGATAAACGGAAAGTATCCCAACGGATTCTCACCTGTTTCCAAAATTTCCGTGCACATCGCTGATATTTCATCCAATGGTCCGTCTCTAACATAGCCATCTGTCGTGATGATAAATTCCCTGGAATGTTTAACCTTACCAAATGATGACTCAAATACGTTGATCTGATCGTAATTCTCGTAAGCATGGATCTCATTGAGCACCAAACATCCGGTTCTTTTTCCATCCTTTGTCTTGGCATTCGATGTGTTATATTTCATCTCTGATCCGGTCACAAGATTACTGATCAGCTCTTTGGTCACAGAAAACTTTCCCTTGAATTTCGGATTATCATGCAGCATGTCATACGCTACTTTGAACGTATCTTTTACCTGGTCCTCAGAATTGGCCACAATCTCCACATGATAATTTTTTACCCCATAAAGAGGTGTCTGCAGGAAATTTACCAGCGGTACGATAAATCCATCTTTTCCATTTCCTCTGCCCTCTTTGATGAAAAACGTAGGAAAAATTGGAATATCGTCTTTGTACATGAATACAAAAGCGTAAATAAATTTCTGGAACGGAAACAGATCATAATAATTGATCCGGCAATATTCCAAGCATAATTTATATGTTTTTTCATCAAAAAAAACATCGTCCCGCTTCAATAACGGTTTTACGATGTTCCTGATCAGAAGCTTCCGCTTCTTGTTTATCCATTTTGGATGTTCTCTGGCATATTTGAGATAATCATCAATTTCCTTACAGGTAACCATCAGACGGATTCTCCTGCTCCGGAACTGGTTCCTTCAGCTTCAGATCCGACAGGATCTTCAGCATCGTTGCGGTAGTTTTCTGCAGATTGACCACAGATTCGTTTGCTTTCTCCACATGTACTCCGTTTCCATTGATGGTCTCATAGCGCAATCCTTTTTTCCTGATATCAGCAATTAATTTTTTTTTCAAAGACCAGTAATACACATAGTCATTGACCATGTCCATATAAAAATCAGCATTCATTCCCCGAAGCTCCAACTGCTTCACCAAAGAGTTTCGCATCTCCTTCTGTGTCAATCTTCCACCTCCTTTTTCACTCAAATCATGCCATT